TGCATTATGCTGCTAGAGCGTAACCAGTAGGTGCAAAATTATTGTTTGCAATTAGTAGTTTCTTCGCGTTAACCCAGCTTAGATCGGGGCGACTCCAATTCATTTCCATACCTGTCGATCCTATTTCGACCCCATCAAATATACATTTGGCAGTAGTCCTAATGCACATTTTGCAGTAGTCCTAATGTACATTTGGTGGAGTCGTTGGGTACTGCCCCCAAGTCCAGTGAATGTCCAATTCTTTTCAACGTCTACATTCTATTTATAACACAATTCATATATGTCTGTCAATAGTTTTTTAATCATAACCTCTTACAAATCTTTTATGATCTTCTTTTTCTTCTTTTTCTTTCCATGCGGATTCAAAAGCATCATCACAATGACCGCCTTCATTATTACCCCACATACGTTTAAAATAACCATCGTACATTTTTACAATATCTGAATCTTCCCATTCATCCGGTATCAAATGACCTTTGACACGATAATGCATCTTGTTTGCTTCTTTATAATCTACTGTCATATATTCACTATATGTATTAAGAGTTCTGGAATTTTTAGTCATAGCGTGACCTATCTCGACTTAATAATAATTACTTATATCCAAAAATTCCAGATTTCTATATGTGGTTAGATGTTTGCGCCAGACATTATGAAAAAAGTTTTCCTAGTGTCTGCGGGCCCGCAACACCATCTGGAACGCAGTCATGTTCGCGTTGCCATGCCTTCAATGCTGCTTCTGTACCAGCACCAAAATCGCCATCTGCTTTAACACCTAAGGCCTTTTGCAATTTTTTCACTGTGTCGCCTTTTGAACCTTTTCGGACAAGACTATATTTTTCATCATCGCCGTCAATATCTACATCGCCGTGAGTCTTATATGTTCCGCCCAATATCTCTAAGGCATGTTTATAATGTTTCTTACGGTCTGCAAGTCCGATAGTGCCACCATTGATACGTTTTGTCATGGATACAATGTCATCAGTATCACACCAAATGTTAATATCATTAGTTACCCAGAACCAACATGCGCTTTCGATAGCACCCTTTGGAGTACGGACATATTCTGTAGCTTCGATTGCTGACTTTCTACAGGCTGATCCAAACTTTGTATAGTTCCATTTTCCTGTCAATTGTAAAATACCACCACCGCGATATCTCCAACCGTCACCAGACGCTGTATTACCGTTGTCCATACGATTGGCGTATATCACGTTAGCAATCTTCTCTGGTTGTCTGTGGTACTCTTTGGCGTCCCTGCCAGCGCGTTTAAAATACTTTCCGAAGATAGCATCTAATGCCTTTGCAGAATAATTAAGGTTTTCTGAAAGGACTTTATAGTTTGCACTTTCATGTGCAGTCTGGGCAAGAAATCCAGCTACACGGTTTCTTGTCGTAATATCATATTCTGGAAACATTTCCAACATTGCAGCATGCCATTCACTAGCATCTTTCATGTGTAATATTTCAGAAACATGACCTTCTGTGAGTTCGAAATCCATTCTACTCATTTTTTGTTTCCTCCTGATTTTCTTTTATTGTGTATTGATATTGTGAAAAGTCATTATCTTCGGAAAATATATTTTCATCATAATCAAATTCTACGGTCATATCAATTTCCGGCGCGAATGTATTTTCAATATCTGTTGGAAATTCAATTTCGGTATTTGGATGCAATGAAACTATTTTAGCAGTTCTATCTATTCCCATCATTCTTTCTCCCATTTCCATAGGATCTATTTGAGGCGGAGTTTCCACTTTCTTGCCAATTCTCTCAACCATTTCTCTAAATTGTTCAAAATCTTTATCATCTGACGCTTGAGTAGACGATTCATAATTTTCAATATTTAAACTATTTTGTTGTATCCAATCATAACCCGAAGCCCTCAAAAAATCTTCAAAAACCAACAACAATTCTTCAATGTTGAAATCTGTTGTATCAACTTTTTCTGTATAACTACGAACTTCTTTTTCTATGTTATCATCATTCTCTGAATTATACTCTGTACACTTTAATTCATAAACACATTTATATGCCATATTATCCTCCAGCCGTGCCTGTCATTGTATATATTTTTTGATGGCGCGCTTCGCCCCAAACATCTTTTGCATTTACTTTGATAAACCGTTTATTGGTTTCCGTCTTATTAGGATTTTCAATTGTAAGAACAACATTCCTACCTTGTTTCCAAGCCTTACGTTGTCGTATCTGACGATCTAATTCATTATCATTATCAGATTTAGGCGTGCAACTAAACTTTGCCACATTCCTACGTTCACCCTTCGATACATATTTATCTCTTGATTTCTTACCCATTTTCAGTTTCCTTATTCCAACCTGTTACACGTTCCCATCTAAAAGAACGCCATCCTTCTTTTTCCAAATCCCAAACGACAAAATGATTTTCGTCTTTAACCTTTTCAATCTTTGACACACTTACATCTTCTACCGGATTATCCGGCCACGGAACTACAGAAGGATTTGTGGTACATTTCATAATCCTAGATGTACCGTCCGCCTTTTCAAAGGTAATCACCATAGATTGCTCAGTCAGCAGCGACTTTAGATGATCTCTTTCTTCGTGTTGATTTTCCATTACGTCCATTATCTAATTCCTTGTCGTGTGTTTCATTTATTACTTTAGTTCGAGCAAAACTATTCCAGACATGATTCTGTCTTTGCACTGTATTGTATTTACCATTATACATGATGTTCCAATCTTTGTCAATATTATTCCAAGAAGCAATATGAAAATTTCCATCTTTCATAGGAACTTTACCGAGAACTAGTCCTGTACCAATACCAAGTTTTTCGCCAATCAATTCAGCATCAAACTTTTCTTTGGGTTTAGGTTTTACATCAGGTTTTAATGCAGGGGGAGTTTTGGACTTTGCGGGTCCATCAAGATATACGGTGTTATTTTTTGGCACACTGTATTTTTCTTCTTCGGCCTTGGCAAGTTTTGCATTGTCTTTTGCAATTTGAGCCTTTGTCCGGCGTTTGCGTTTTTTAGGTTTTGGTGCATCATCAAGAACATCGAAAATATCTCGGAAACCAATTCCTTGAGATTCTACCGCCCGAGCGGCTTCCATTTCGGCCTTAGTTCTGCGTTTACGTTTAGTCATACTATTCTCCATAACGAATCATTTTATAACTTAAGCTACCACAAAAACAAATTGTTGTCAAGACTTACGCTGCTAAAATGTTTTTCCATTTAGCTATATCATAAAAATATTCTACAACTTTAGCGTCAATTAGTGTCGCAACTTCTTGGGCACTTTCTTCAGTATCAAATACCAAATCTCTTTTTACTGGATATTGATAAACTTTATATCCAACGGGGCCTGACATGACTGCATGTGTAACTAAGACACCGTTTCTTTCTAAACCATATTTTACCAATTAAATATTCCTTATTTGGTCGGAGATGCAAGATTCGAACTTGCGACCCTCTGCTCCCAAAGCAGATGCGCTACCAGACTGCGCTAATCTCCGCGTTTCTCTTTACTACATTTTTCAAACACTTCACTAAGCGTGTCTGCATTCATTGATTTTGGAATAACAAATGCGCCATAACGATCTCCATTTGTTCCATATACCCTCACTGTCTGTTGAAATTTGTGAAAGTAAAATGTACCCTGTGTCGGATACAATATGTTTATATCGCCAATCCATAATGAGCCTGCAATTACTAAACAAGTTAGCATATAGTCCTCCTTATATTATTCATACTATTTAGTAAGAAAGCGAAGGATTTGCAAGTTTTTCTGATGGAATGGCGGAGAGTGGCATTTTTTCACAACCAATTAAGGTCGTGAAAAATACCAAAGAAACAAAAATTAGTTTCATTCTACATCCCTATATACAAAGAAAATTGACTCTTCACCTGTCTCTGGATTCGACACAGTAAGATTTGCATAACCTTCAATAGGCGGTTGTTTTCCAACATATACCCACTCTTTATTTGAACTTGGTTTTTGATCGAAAAATTCTGCATTGTCTTCGCGGAACATTCCGAGCATCACGATTAGTATAGCTTCCATAATTTAGTCTTTCTCTATTTGTTTAAGTTAAGTTTCATTGATAGTTTCTGGTACTCCCACTTGGATTCGAACCAAGGACCGAAGCGTTATGAGCGCTGCGCTCTAACCGCTGAGCTACAGGAGTGAATTATATTGGTAGGTGGGATTAAGGATTACCCACAAGTCTAGGATGGCGCATTCCTCTGCAACTACCTAGAAAACCTCGCATCGGAATAGTTAACTTCCGAAATCTAGCACTCTTTGTCTCCAAAG